TGTTGTGGATAGTTTAATGGCCGCAGGTTGTGGAAAATTCGCAAAGACGGCAGATTGAACTCTACCCATTTCAAAACCATCGGTAACGTTTACCGAAAGAATGGCGGTAGTATTTGATCCAGTCGAAAACAATAGGTCGTCCGGACGATATGCAGTGCCGGCATCTGTAATTGTGGCTCCAGTTACAAGTCCGTACACCGTTTCATCAACGTCGTTACATGTTACTGTTTCGCCAACAGAAAATTCACCTTCGAGGCTAGAAATGTAGATTTCACTAACCGTCAAATCACCGGATTGAAATTGGACCACATTTTCTACATTGGCTCTGGCTCCAGAAGTCTGACCAATAATCTCCCGCGAAATAAACTGAAGTGTGTCGTTATCCGTGGTTGTACGAATAACCGTGTCTACAGTCCACTTACCGTCTGATGCACGGAGAACATCTTCTTTAGGATAATAGAAATCAACTTCCGTATCGAATAATATACGGAAGAGTAGACGATAAGCCTTCTCTGAGCCTCGTGCGCGGTAGAAGTCCTTAATATTTTTTACCAGATTGCGTTTATCGGCAACGATTGTCTTAGGAATATTTCGGAGAAATTCTCTATGGAAATAGGTTACAAATTCATCTAAGGACTTGTCAATGTCTCGTTGGTCTTTTAAGGTACCAATACGTTCTACGACATTACCGCTTTCTTCCATCCATTCCCAGTACGCCTGAATGAATTCCAGTACCCCTGGATACTGACCACGAATGTATTCTGTGGCACCTGGTTGATGGTTGACGAACTGGGAAAGTGTTAGTGACATATTAGACTAAAATTGGTGAATTTGCCTGCATGTTAACCGTTACATCCGAACCTTCGATAATGATAATGTTGTTTCTAACCGGAATGATATCATTGGTTAACGGATTTACAGTGATTCGGAGTTCCTTGTTGGTATCCAAAACATCTTGTGGTTTGAATTTCGTTAACGTAATTGTGCCTGTCGTATAATCAACAGTACCGGCGCTCGGCTTAGTATACTTGCGAGTTGTCCCAATGAATTTATAGACCCGCAGAATACCGCTTCCATTATCATCAAAGTAGTACTTATCTCCAGATACAAAAGACGGATCAAGAGTATCCACAAATGCACCGCTTGTTAATGTGCCCGGTACGAATGCATTACCGAACTGTAGCTTGTAATCGTCCACGGATCCGAGACGCGGCTTGAATCTCTTTTCCATTTGAATGGTTGTCAGGTTATTTGTAATGGCTAATTCTACAGCGTCGATGCGCCGCGTTAGTTTGGAATATCTCAAGATACGATCAAACTTACCAATACTATCGGTACCGAAATTCAAAATTTCATCTATTACCAATTGTTTGATTTGGTCAGCCGTACGAACCGTATTTTCGGCGTCAAATTTCACCAATGAATTAACCTTGATGAAAATGTACTCCGGATCCTTTATTACCGGGATGATCGAGACAATATTGCGGCGCTTAAGAACATCTTTAATAATTGTTCCTTTTGTATTCTCTGTGACCACAAAACCACTAACAGGCTTAAGACTTAAAAAAACTTTACCATATTGTGGTGGATCTTCATTCTCACCACCCCATACAGCAACACTGTCCACATTCGGATAGTCACGTGTGAGGATTGTCTTATAATCTTCAACCGTTACTGCTCTATTTTGGGCTTCGTAGTTCTTCGGAGCCGCGAATCGGATGCTTTCAACATCTTCACGCTCCGCACCACCGAAGGCTGCATCGACAAGCGCAACAACGACACTGGAGTATCCACCAACTTGGGCCGCTGGTGTAAAAATTTTACAATAGTTTGGTTGGTCAGCGTTGCACACCAAATAGTCGATATAAACCACGTTACCATTTTCTAATTCTTTACCAATAACACCATCACCAAAATAAACTTCATATTTACCTTCTTCAACTTCTTGGATGAAGTATACAGTGGAGTTACCATTTAACTCAGTAATATCATTTGCAAGTGAATATGTGGTAATGGTTGAACTACCAATGTTATCCTTAACTCGGACAATTACAGTGTTGGTATCTACACCGGCATTTGGAATCAAATACCGTTCAGGTGTTGTAGTGTTCACCGTATATCTGTGAGTGAACAGTTTTCCTTCTCGGAGAGTTACATCTGACGCCACATAACGGTTATTTGATTCATCATAATTCACAGTATACGCCTGCGTGGTAACAAATGTATAATTTTTACCGTCTCTTGACGTATTAAATTTTGTTCCTCTATCAATCGTAATGGACGCCGGTGGTGGAGGAGTTGGCGTCGGTGTGATAGTCAGATTTACTTTGGCTGTTGCCGCATGTCTTGAACGTGGTGTATACCCTAGTTGCTTGGCAATTGAAACGATGCTTTCGCGCTGTTCTGCGCTGTCCAAATACATTTCATTTGCTATCATGTTAAGGTAATAGGACAGATAATGTGTGTTATATGCCAGTAATCTGGTGATAACGCTTAAACCAGATCCTTCAAAATCATAATCCGTAAATTCTGATTGACTTCTTAAATAGTCCTTCAGAGCCAAAACTATGGCATCAAAATCTAGTTCCGCAATGTTTAATTTGTTAGCCATTTATCGTTTCTTTTCCAGGAAAATAGTAATCTCTACCGGTTCAGGTTGGTTGATGATTCGGTAAAAAATATTTGCCATGTACCCATTTGAGTCTGGGTCCACTTTCACCTGAACGCTCAACAACTTGATTCGTGGCTCAAAGTTGTTCAAAACATCCTCAATAGAACGCCGGATCTTGATCCCCGTCATTGGTGAAATGTTATCGAATAAAGATTCTCTTACAGCACAACCAACCTCTGGATGAAAAGGAATCTCATAATTCATCGTCATCACCAAATTAATTACTGACGCCTTTATGGCATCATCGTCGAAGAGTTTAGTAATATCTCCTGTAACCGGATGGTTACGGAAAGTTAAACTAATGTCTTTGTATCGTAGTTGGGACATTTTATTTACCCAGAAGGAGGAGTATTATTTAAAATCTCTTCTGCTCTACCTGACCCTAAAATACCGACACTTTCAAGAAAATTAATTCCTAATATAGTTAGAGGGTGATCCAAAAGTATGGAATCTGCTAATTGGAAATCAATTCGTAAAGTGTTTATTGTTTCCTTAGTATCATCGGAAATATTAGGGTTATTTTCAATATTATCAATTAACTTCTTTTCGTCCATGGTGAGCAAACACCTAAATTGAAATTTGGTTAATTGTCGTTTATTGGACTGCACTATCGGGTCAACAACCGCCTTACTAACAATGTTACCATCATTGTTTCGGATAACACGGTATACACGATTGTCAATAGTTTCAAATGTTGTTGATGGCATATTAGTTTGTTTTCGTGGAATACAATAAACTGATTGCTAGATCTCCAGAAGAATTGGTAGTGGCTGCTGAATCTCCGTTAGGGTCTAGTGTCCAAAAAACTTTCAGTCTATTTTTAAATCCGATACCAAGATTAATCAGAATCGTGTCCCCAACATTACTACCGTCACCGACAATTTTAGAAGATAGAACCTGAGTGACTCCATTAAACGTAACTTCCTCATAATCAAACACCGGAATCTTTTGCGCCGTTCTTCCATCAACTTCTATTGTAAATTCTCCTGATGGTAAATGTACAAACGCATCATGGGTTCTAGCAGACACAACTCTAACACCAACGGACAAGAGTCCTCCACCAATAAAAACACCATCTCCTGTGGTATCTATTAAAGTGACGGATACTGGACTTGATGAACCTCCAGCATGAGAATCAATTGTAGTTGTTACCGGTGGCTGTATTTGTTGACCGACTAGCAATGAAAATGACAAATTATCCTCCTGAACACCTTTGGTTGCTAATTTATTCCAGGCCACGTCTGGTGTTCCATCTGAATTCGTCGCAATCAGGAACGTATATTCATTTGAAGCATAAGAATCTGCTTCCGAAAATGATGTGCTTCCTGGTGTAACACCGTGAGGACCTACCCAATATATGAATTTATGACCACTCGATGTGCTACCGGAACTTATTGAATATGCCGTTCCATCATAATACAAAGTACAGGCTGACCAAGTGACATTAGAACCAGAAGTTCCTAAGGTTAGTCCACTTACATAAATTTGGCGCAGTGTTAATTTCGTTACATCGATTGATCCCGCACCAAGTCTACCAACATCCAATACACCAAGCGTAATTGTAGCTGCATCTACTGATCCTATTTGGCTAGCTTGTAGTGTTCCTATGGTTATAGTTGAAGCTATAATAGATCCAATCTGCGAAGCTACGATTGAACCCTGAATTGTGGATGCTTGAACGCTTGCAATCTGTGAGGCTACTAGAGATCCTTGGATCACAGAAGCATGAACTCCTGCGATTTGCGAAGCTACTATGGTTCCTTGAATCACAAGGGCAGAAACACTACCAATTTGAGAAGCTTCAATTTGACCATTAATCGTATTGGCATTTACAGATCCTATTTGACTAGCAACAATTAATCCATTTATGACGCTGGCTTGAACGCTGGCGATTTGGCTATGTACTAGTTGGCCTGTAATATCAGAAGCTTCAGTATTGGCAACCCAAGTATTGGCAGTATTTCGGTAAACCTTATTAGGCGCTAATCCACCACTTAAAGAGGTTAAATAGATTGAGGATCCGATAGGATAATCGGAATTTGGCAATGCAGGTGCTGCGGCTATGATTTCAATTGGTCTTAAATTATTCCCAAATTTACTCAAACTATCGAGAATACCATCAACCAGTTGAGAAGTTACAATGACACCGTTTATAACCGAAGCATGAATGCCACCAATTTGGCTAGCCTGTACCTGACCAGAAATTTGAGACGCCGTTACTGTATCGATTTGACTTGCCTGCACCTGACCGACAATTTGAGACGCCGTTACTGTATCGATTTGGCTCGCCTGTATTAATCCGGCAATTTGAGAGGCTTGAATTTCGTCAATTTGAGAGGCTAGAATTGATCCAGTAATTGTGGAAGCGTGAATGGACCCAATTTGACTGGCGACAATTAAACCCTGAATGAGGGAGGCATTTCTACCGCCAATATCCGAAAAATTGAGAGCTTCAATTCCTAGTTTGAGATTTTCAAAATTACCATTAATAACCGGTAATGACTCGGAAATTAAATCGGTATTAAAAATTTCGGTTATCGTAATTGGCATTTTAAGCGTCTCTCCATGGTGTGGTTGTTTCTACCCACGGGAAAGTCATCTGTTCCCAGGTGCGCGGACCTGGACTTGGTGTCATCGAAAGGTCGCCAATGAAAACATTATTACTACCTTCAGCAACCGTATCGTTATCCGATAGTCTGTCAGTAACTCTGACAGCCTTTTTACTATTAAAATAGACAGCGGGGGCGCCAGTACGTGAAATCGCGTCATGGCATGATGTTCCGAGGCAATGTACTAACCAAGTATCCCCTACGCGGACAGCGGGTTTATTATTAATGAAGATGTCATCCGACCCTTCGATAACAGGTCTAGGTGGAAATCCTCGTTCACCAATAGATTTATCTCCTAACCGAGTCGCTGCCTTATCCATATTTGTATTTATTAAACGTTTTTTAAATGGCTTATTACTTCATCAATTGGTTCTGACCATATACCTTTTTGCTTTTGGTGAAATACTTTTACATTGCTATAAAATGGTGAATACTCTTGATTACTTAATCTCCACTCTGCCGGTTTTGGTCTCAAAACCAAGGTGGGGATTCCTTTGGCAGCAGATAGATGGGCAACACATGTATCTGTAGTAATAACCATTTTAACTGTGTCCATTAAGTAAGATGTGTCCATCAAATCTTTACATGCCAAAATACCGGTAGAATCAACAGTCGGATTCGGACATTTATTTTGGAACTGCAATGATATAAATTGGTGATTGGTTTCAATTATAGGTGAAAAATCGTTCCATTCAATTGATCTATAAGGTTCAGGAGCATTACTACTTTGCCAACATATACCAATTTTATCACCCCTACTTAAAACACCCAACAAATATCCATCTAATTTTTGCGGTAGGGTATCTTGCAGCAAGTGTGGTAAACTTTCAATTCCTATCCAATAGTTCACAGGCGGGATTATACTAGAATCAGAAATGACCTCAGATATTCCCAAATTTCGACTATTAATTTCCATTAGTCTTCGTAGTGGTTCTCGCGTCAAAAATACCACATCATTTTGGATATTTTTCAGATATCTACAAAAAAGTATTTGGTCACCTAAACCATGCTCGCCTATAACTAATAGTTTACCAGGTTTTTTACCATCCCATTCAGGTACGGTGGGTAAAAATTGAGAAATTTTTTGTAGATGTATCCTACGAGATAGTCTGTATTGCCAATCACTCCAACCGTCTGACCATTCCTGGCGGTTTAAATTTTGTAATCCTCTTTGGAAAAGTAAAATATTACTTGTAGGGAATAACTTGATGCCTTTATTAATACTTTCCCACATCAAGTTAATTTCACCTATTTGGTAATAACAGCATGCCAACATCTCATACGCTTCAGGTGAATCTTTAAATTCCAAAGTTTTTAGGCACAATCTTATACATTCTTCAGATTGCCATCTATTCGCAGCATCATACGCTTGGCTGAGTAGAGTGTCGAAGGATTCTAGTTTGTGGCTTTCCATATCACTTTAAATGATAACAAAATTTTCATCTGACCGTTTGAAAAAACAAACGTTAAGTTCTACCAATGTTACTGTTTTTTCAGTACTGTTTATTCCGGAAGCAATGAAATTATATACCTTCGGATAAACTTCTGGAATAGTATTAGCCATGGCTAGAATGGTATTCTCGTATAATTTACCATCAAATTCAAATTTGTACGACACTTTATAAATGTTTTTCCCTGTTTTTTCTATCACTGTTTAGGCTCCAAAGCTGTTATAGGTTTTTTAGGATCATTTGGACTAGATTTACCACTATTTAACCATATACTTGAAGCATCTACCGCAAAATCTCCACCAGCCTTAATATGGATTGATTCAGAGGATTCTATGCTTACTTTACCTGAAGATTTTACGCTTACTTCATTTCCAGTAACATGTAAATTTTCATTGGTTTGAACGTTGATATCACCAAGAGATTTAATATTAGTATCTCCACCAACTGAAACATTGGCGTCACCACCGGAAGCAACATTCAAATCTCCTTCCACTTTAGCATATACGTTGTTGTGGCATAATAGATTAATGTTACCGGCTACTTCAACATTCCATCTTCCGCCCACCGAAAGGTTATATTCCTGGTCATACCTTTCATTCACATCATTCATTATATGGACAAAATTCTTACCAAGAATGATCGTGTATCCATCTTTCACGATTTTTTGGACCTTTGATCCGTCAGATAATGTCTCTGTGAATGTACCAGACCGGTCCCAATCTAAGGTACCTTCGTGTCCCGGTGTATCATCTGTTACGTGAATGTGTCCAGATTCACTTTCCGTGACATGTACAAATGGATATTTACCCTCGTACCATATAGGCTTTTCATCCCACGACCCACCGAAGGAAATGGGCACACCTTTATCCAATAGATCGCGCATGATTTGGATGATGGTGTCTTGGACATTTTCTCCGCGTGCGATACGGTTCACATCGGATTCACCAACTATACAACCATTTGGATGCGTTGTTCTTGGATATGATTGAGCTTGCGCTTCGGGAGTGAGTTTGGCGCCTGTGCCGTCTGTGGGATAGTCGCGCTCTTTGATCTTACGAGGAGCGGAAGATAGTTTCTCTTCCGTCTCGTTGTCGCGAGGATCGCTGAAACCTTGCGTAGGTTCGGCACCGACCTGAGGTATTCCCCCCATTGTTCCGAGAATGCAAGGTTCCTGCATTGAGTCTCCGTCTCTGAAAAAACCGAAGACCCAGGTACCTGGTACCGGCCCCAAGGGGGTGCTTCCGAGGCCACTCATTGCGGCAGACGTGATTGGCTGAACCACGTAAGCCCATTGGAGTTCCTCGGACTGAATGAGGGATTTATCTTTAGTGTGGCAGCCTAGAATGCGAACGCGCAAACGTCCAAGTTTATCGGGATCTGTGCGATCTTCAACTACACCGTGGAACCAAAAGAAACCGTTCCGGCCCATGTATTCCGTATCTTGCATACGGACCTATTTAGGCCGGATTTATAGTTGGTAATCAAGCGATTTGAATGTAAGAGACGCCGAAAAGACCTTCGATCTTCACCAGTTGTCCCGTCACATTCAAATTTTCCTGGATCCACTCGCGGTTCTCTTGGTACCTCTTCTTATCCTTTAAGAGACCATCGAGGTATTGAAATTTCTTGATTGCGGCTTCCCGATCACCCGACCGGACCACATGTCGGGTCTCACCTCCTTGAGGATGGAAGACTCTAACGATTATTTGGTATTCTAGCATACGGTAATATTGTCCACCTAGGAGTTCTAACGAAACAACGATCACACGTTAAACGACCATCCCGGTCATCGTTGACTGATTGTTCCTGCAATGTACCCTTACCACACTTTGGACACATCGCTCCTGTGTTATCTTTCCTTGAATCTATTTGGCGGACCAGATCTTGTTTGAACTTCTTTTCGGCACTCACTGGATAAAAATTTCAAGGGCGCGAACCCCATCATAGAGACTGCTTTTCTTCACAGTCACCATAACCATATCCGGGAGAGCAATGTCAACGGTATCAACACCGATACCGAAAACTTTATAAAACTTGTCATTACCCACGTCTAAGGAGCAAATCAACTGTCCAATCTCTAACGTCGTAGGATCGAACTCAACATTCGCCTGTTCGGCAATTTTTGGGAAAACGTCAGCAAGATTCATAAAGGTTTCTTTAATTCACTCTGAACGAGGGTACACAGTCATGGTAGCACTTGTCAACACCTTTGTCAAGCTAGGCCATAAAATATTTTATGGAAGGGCAGTAAACACTGAATCCTTAACAAGTTCCAGGATAGTAATGTATTGGCTCTTAGAGATACAATGCCGTACGGATGTGACAAGATAGCGGCCCATGTAATGGTCATCCATTTGTAGTTGGTTCTCTACTAAAGCCTCGGGAGATGGAAGCCAAAACTCAACAATATCTCCAACTCTACGGTCACTATCACCCGGTACCGTCATATGAATACGCACGTTCTGGATCTGTTGCATTTGGCTTGTGCGCTCACGAAGCCACATTTTAACATGAGATTCTTGATTTGGTTGACCAAGAGATACAAGTTGAAATGTTCCTGATCCAAAATCTGATGATGATGTCCAAAGAGGATGACTATCCACATGAATGAAGTCATTAAATGAGGATGAATACTCAAAACTTTCCTCACCAAATTGTTTCTGTCGAATGTCATGCCAAATGAAGCTGTTCCCGTACATACCATTTGAAACATTTTCCAATGTGTCAAAGTTGTTCACAAATCGGAAACTCTGTACTGCCACTAGGTCTCGGTCTAGTGTGCGTGGCTTGAAACCGGTTTCAACTTCCTGATCTCGGATATTGGCAGGTTGTAATAGGTACCGAATTTTTGATTCCTGGGCGCAGAGATTTTCCAGAGAACAAAAATTGAAGCCATCTACGTCTTGGAAATACACATAGTTTGCACCATTGTACACTTCGCTTGTGGCTCTTTTCGTGAGCCAATTGATTGCGCGAACCGGTGTCCAAAACCCTGGAATAATATGGAATAGATTTTTAGTAGTCTCTAGTCTTGTGAAGCTAGAATCTAAAAACTCCGTTTGGATGTTATCTGCTATGTCGCTGATTCGCTTACCCTTGTACGCCTTAGAAACCCGCGTTTGGTGGTTTTTAAATTCTACACCATCAACACAATGAAGAATGAACATCTGCCTACGTTCTTTCTCCAATTCTCTGGCACTAATTTTATAGATGCGGAGGCGTAGTTGAATATGGCTTTTATCTGGTGTTCTGAAAGCTATGCGGATCCACTCATGGCCAGTAATTGGGATGTTTTTAATGCGGTTATCACCGTCATCAATTACAATGTTCGATGAAATTGTGGCATTAAAAAGATCCTCATATACATTGATCTCACCCATTAGAAGGGAAATATCCCACTCTTCTCCGGTAACGCTTTCAATTACTAGTTCGGATAGTTCGAAATCTTTTGCAAAGTCTAGTGACATGGATTACCGTTTCATTGGTTTCAATATCTTATCCAATTCTTCCTCAATGACATTCACATATTTGGCATCAATGAGTTGGATATCTCGTTTGGCATCGTTTAAATTGGATTCATAATCATAAGCGTAAACAATTTTATTACTACTATCCGAAATAGTAATTGGATCTAATGATGTATTGTACCAAATAGCATCACCTTCACTGAGCACCTGTGTATCGGCTTTTGTGGTAGTTTTCCAAGCAGTGATAAAACTTGTTCCGGAATTGGAATCATCACCATTAATGGGATCGATGTAGTAATTTTGACCCGAACCTACAATTCCCCCATTTCCTAAATAAACATCGGCAGATTGAGTTACAAGGTCGACCGTAATATCAAATTGATCCGCAGTTGCATCTGGAGAAGCATAAAGCGTCCATGTTCCTGAAAAACCTAAGTAACTGGCAGCATCAATCCAATTTCCAAGAGAATCTTCATAATGATGGATTTGGGTCATTGATGTTTCCACATCACCATACTTTTTGGTTAAATGTGCTATAAATTGGTTATAGCTAAGGGGCCAATCGCGCCATAGTAGGTGTATGTCGTTGGCGTGCATTACTAACCAATGATACTGGGATGAACCGTATAGTTTGTGGGCGATGATATCTGGAGTTTCACCGTCCTTTATCGTATATGGATACCAAAGTAAAGTAGTGTTCTTTACCACTTCTCGAAACTTTGCGCGGTGAATGATATCAGTTACTAGGTTGAACTGGTTTGTACCAGTAATATCGTACGCGATTTTAGGAAATTTGGAGAAATATTGCGTCATGATTAATATCCTTGTAATACGCGATTTTTGGTGATGATTTCGAGTTCCTTGAATGATAAGGACAAAGTCGTCTCAACAGGAACACCGTTATAATCACCAGGTCTGAATGCTGACCATCCGCCACTTGATGTATAGTTTACGGAAACATTAGTACAAGCACATGTGGATATCTTGTTCACGAAGTTATTCGGTTTACCATTGCTCCAAAACTCGATATCAAACTCCGCAGGATAGATGTAGTATCTCGGTGCTTTCTCGTTTACGCGAACTTCAGGAGATGAGTAGAACTTGAATGCCTTGATAATGTTGGACACATTCATGGCCTCTTGCTCGGAACGCGGAGTGAACTTGAAGTCAAATTGGTACTCACGGAAACCAACAGAACGGAATAACATTTCAAGGTGCGGATTTCGCGCCGCGCGGAGAACTAATGAGGCACCCTCTTCAAGATTAGCCTCAGCACCGATCGTGTGTCCTAAGAAGTCTTTTGCATCCTGAAGGGCGTTTGATGCCATACCAACACCAATTTCAGCAAGCATTCGCGCAATCTCACCATCGTGTGCGGCTTTACCAGCGCCAAATAGAGCATTTCCTTCAACTGAGTCCCATTGTGGTGTATAGCTTGTGCTAATACCTGCCGGCATATAAAGCGCAATTGCTGTAGAGACGCGACTAATCGGACGTTTATTCCACGTTGTAACGTTGTCACCAGATTTAATTGCAGGTGTACCAACTGTAGGTGAAGGAGACTTATCACCGTCAAGCTCACCCTTACTGTTTGTGGTTTTAAATTGCGTATTACTGGTTTCGTTGATGTAGAACATCACGAAATGTTGTTCTCCAGGATTTGCGGTTAAATCAATAGGATAGGCGAAGCTACTGACATTGTAACCGTTACGCTCTAGTGCGGCTAGTGGACCGCTGTCGTAGTTAGTATTAAACTGTGCTGGCATGGCTCTAAATACTATTTATGTCCTACAAAGGCCGTTTTGTCCCTAAAAATCCAGACAAGTATAAAGGAGATGTTAGCAACATCCAATATAGGAGCTTATGGGAGAGGAACGTTATGAAGACGTTTGACACCAGTAAAAATATCCTGGCTTGGGCGTCTGAAGAAGTTGTAATACCATATGTATCTCCGGTGGATGGGCAACCACATAGATATTTTCCGGATTTCGTAGCAAAGGTGCGTCAAAAAGATGGTTCTATCGCTAAGTTCCTAATTGAAGTAAAACCTTCCAAAATGACGAAGATGCCTGAACTCCCCAAAAGTGGTCGCAAAACAAAGGCTTATAAGACTGCCCTTACTCTATACCTTATCAATGCCGCTAAATGGGAAGCTGCCAGACATTGGTGCGACAAATATGGTTACATTTTCAAGGTGATGACTGAAAAAGAGTGCACCTAATAAATACTACGTGGCATACCAAAAAGTATCAATCCTTGATAAAATCCGAAAGAAACTAGCTACCAAAAAGGGCTCCTCAGAATACAAGCTGGACGCTCTTAAATGGTATCAGACTAAAATTCGTGAACTAGGCGGAGCAACAAGAACCGAAATTCTAGCAGACAAGAGCCGTACGAAAGATTGGTTCTATCCAGGATTTATGTATCTGTTTGTATATGATCCAAAATGGAAGAAAAAGCTACCGTACTACGATAAGTTCCCTCTTGTAATTCCCGTCCAGTTTTACAATGACGGATTCTTGGGCATTAATCTCCACTATTTGAATTACCGTATGCGTCTGGAATTGTTCCATGAACTGCTTACACAGATTGATAAAGCGCCTAATGATCCAAGAGCCCGATTCAAATTGGCATATAGGACACTTCGAAGATACGCACGTTTCAAGGCTGTTCGCCCATGTTTGAAGCGCTACCTCTCTTCACATGTTCAAAGCCACGCCATTAAGATCGAGGCACCTGATTGGGAAACAGCGCTCTTTCTACCTGTTGAAAACTTCGCCAAGAAAAGCAAGACAACGGTTTGGAGCATTTCGAATGAGAAAATCAATAATCCTGGAGGCGGAACTCCTACAACGGTTCGCACTTCGGTTTCCGAATCTGTTAAATCTACTACCGTAAGAGAGACGTAACATGTCAAGCATCCAAGATATTATTTCCCAAATCACCGATGCCGGTGGGTTGGCTAGACCAACTCTATATTCGGTACAGATCATACCTCCGCGCATCTTTAGTAGCACTTCTAGCCGTGCCGCTAATGATTTCGCTTTTGAAAATGCCGAAAAATTGTTTGCCGACAGACGTGGAGAACCAGTACAAAATGCTGGTTTACGGTTCGATTACTTTAAAGAATTAGGAATCGACAATAGCGAAATGTACACTAGGTTGAATCTAATGTGCCAGAGGGCAGAATTACCTGGTATTAGTTTCAGTACCTCCGATTCGCGCACATATGGTAGCTATTTCAAAACACCCTATGTGGATACTTACGGTGATTTACCACTAGAATTCATTGTCGGTCGCGACTTAGCAGAACGCCGATTCTTCGATGCGTGGAGATACACGATTCAAGATCCAGAAACGGCAGACTTCAACTACATTGATGAATACGCCTCGGTGATTGACATATTTCAAATGGATGAATATGATAATGCTACATATGGCGTAAGGTTTTTCCAGGCGTGGCCATTGACTATCGGAGCTATGCATCTAGGTTACGATCAACGAAATCAATACCACGTCCTGCCAGTGACTTTCACCTATCGTAAATGGATCAGTTTAGACGTTAACACAAATACACCAACGTCGATTCGGTCGGCCGGTGGTAGTCCACAACCTTTTGAACAAACAATACGGAAAGAATCAAAAGTATCACCGAAGAGCGGATGTGCCGCTCCTCCAAAACCTTTTTAAAACAACATGGCACTACCAAAACTTAATATTAAGCAACATAGTTTGGAACTTCCTTCAACTGGACGGAAAATTCTATTTCGTCCTTTCACTGTAAAAGAGGAAAAGATCCTTCTTCAAGCTAAGGATGAAAGTGACGAAGACCAAGTCCGAGCATTGAGGCAGGTAATTAACAATTGTCTCATTACACCAATTGATGTGGATAAACTTCCTATGTTTGACCTAGATTACATCTGGTTGAAACTTCGTTGTAAGTCTGTTCAGGAAGTGGTTCAAATTCCTTTTGAATGCCTTAATCCTCTACCCGACGGACAATCAAGAAAGGAAGAGGACGGTACTGAAGTTTTCCATTGTGGTACTGTAGTCAATGTTGGTGTGAATTTGGATACTGTCGAGGTAACCAAGTCACCTGATAATAATCCTAAGATCGATCTACAAGATGGTATCGGTATTAAGATGCGTTATCCTACTTTTGAGATTGTACAAAGGTTGTCCAAAATCGAAGGAACAGATGTCAGATTGATGTTTGAAGTGGTTATGGAATGCGTCGAGTTGATCTATGACGGTGAGCGGACCTATGAACGCGAGAACATAACCAATGATGAGTTACTGGAATTCCTGGAGTCTTTGACTCAGGATAAGTTTTCACAAATCCTAAAATTTTTTGATACCCTTCCAGTTATGAGCCACAAAGTTCATTTCCGTTGTCCGAAATGTCATAATGAAGTGGATCTAATTATCGAGGGAACTAAAAGTTTTTTAGCATCGGACTCGCCCACGAATCAATAGCAAATATGCTAATGACCAATTTCGCTTTGATGCAACATTTCAAATGGTCATTAGAATACATTGAATCTCTTCCACCGTGGGAGAGACAGATTTACGTTGACCTACTTCAGAAGTGGGTTAAAGAAGAGAACGAGCGAGTTGCCAAAATGAACGGAAGGCACTAAAATGGCAAAGCTAAAAGAAGTATTTGAATCCTTTTCATTATCAGGTGCGATTATCGTTATTTTTACATCCATAACGCTACTAGGAATCGTCCTTAAAGAGGAAAAGGTTTGGAATACCTCTTTTACGGCGTTAACTACTTTCGTATCTGGTAAATCAATCGGAAAATCAGAAGCAAAAAGAGAAAAAGACCAATCGTCGGGTGTTGAATAATGGTACAGAACTATGATAGCAGCCTAAGATCCGTCACGGAGCGCATTAAGGCATCTCTATCCAATCTGAACGACACCTACGGTCAATTGGAAGAACGTTTACGCGGTATAGCAGAGACGCACAAGACTCCTGGAAATAGTAATCTGAACAATGCGGCGGATTTCTTCGGTGTAAGATTTCGTCAGGTAGCTGGACGTTTAAAAAACTCCAGCTACCGAGAGTTACAGAGCCATAGGAATCGTGTTGAGAACCTTCATGGTCTAGCGGCTAGTACTATTCGTGGTACACCAGAAATGCGTGGCTTCACGGAACAGTACCAGATTATTATGCGGAAGATTGATGATGAGATCAAGAGCCGCAAAAAGCTTACATTCCGCGTTGGTGATTTCCTTAAAAAGAACAGCATTGATACCATCAGCATTACATCGGCTTTAACGACACGCAATCCACTAATAGGTCTAGGTGTTAAGTACATTCTAGAGCGCCGTAAGGCGATGAAAGAGTTGGATACCAAGAATGCCTATAATTCGATTGCAGACTCAGTAGCCTATCGAAGACTCCTTCGTAACCAGGCGGATCAACAAAAACGTAACAACGAGCGCGAAGAAAAGCGCCGGCGTGCTGAAGCCGCACGTAATGCGAAGCGGTCGGAGCGTGAGTCTCAGGGATCACAAAAAGCCACAAAACCTCCAAAAGAAACACCGGGAGTAAGTGGAACATATGCTGGTGAGACAAAACGCACATATGGTCCTCGTGAAGAGGACACCATTTTAGATGCTGAGTTTGAGGACATCCCAAATACCCCTCCAACACCTTCACGTATTCCGAGAATGTTGAATGGTCCCTCCGCATCTGAGGCTCCAAAACCGAAGGCTGCACCACGAGATGAGGCTTACGACTATGATAGAATCTTATTGTGGGCACGAGCCCAGAAGCGTGTAAGTGCCACATCTATCCAACGCACATGGAAACTTCGCTCCGAAACGGCAGCTAAAATTGTACAGCGCCTAAAAGGTGACGGGGTCCGAGTATTTGAACCAAAAGGTGTTCGTGTGCTCGATTTGGTTCCCTATCAGGGATCATGGAGCCATAATCCTGAACCTGGTTGGTTCCAACATGAGAGTGGACCTCAGGTGTCCGCACAACGTCCTGGCCCACGTCAGCTTTCGGCGGGTGATGGTAGTCGTCCACGTGGTCGACGTCCAGGAGGTAAGGGTCTTCAATACATCAAAGTTCAGGACATGAATCCGGATCATGGTGCCGTAGTTCCGTATCGTGAAGCTAGCGTTCGTTGTCAGAATCCGATGGTGCCTTTACTGGTGTCTATTAGTCGGGGTATCGATGAGATGGATAAAAATCTCGTTCGATTCCATAAAGAAGACAAGAAGACACAGGAGAGTATTGAAGAGGAACGAATCGAGAATGATAAGGAACAACGTGATTTAATCCTTGCGGTTGCATCCGGTCGCGGAAGTACACCTACTACCGCTAAAGCTTTGGTCCCACGAAATGGATCAGGCCCCCTGGCCAATATGTTTTCAACTTTTGTCGGAAGCAAAATGGCCGGCAAAACACCTAAACTAATCGGCGCAGGAGCCGGTATTATGGCACCTGCTGCGGCTCGTGGCGCTGTTGGAGCTTTTGGTGGTGCTGCCGGTGCCGGCGGGGCCGGTGGAGTTGGAGGTGCTGCGGCTGCTGGCGTCATGGGTGGCGGTGGGGGTGCCTCTGGAATTCTTGGAATGATGGGTACTCGAATTGCCGGTTCACTATTAGCACTGGCTATTGACGGTATTCTAGGTTGGTTTAAGGACTGTGAATGGGGTACAAGTAAGTCCAGTTCAACGATTGGTGGTATTTTAGGCGGAACTCTGGATAATACCGTTTTAAATACGTTTGCCAATATGGGCAAATACGCTCTTGTTGGAGCAACACTCGGTTCTGTAGTCCCTGGTCTCGGTACTCTTGCTGGTGGTATCTTAGGAGCCGCCTTTGGTGGCATTATGGGATACATCGGCGGAAAGAACATCGCCAGATTTTTTGAAGCCTCTGGTGCTGGTCGTATGATCTCAAGCTGGATCTCTGCTGTGACCAATGTATTCTTGTGGCCTGTGAAGCGTCTCTGGAAGAACTTGAAGGCTGTATTCCTTGGACTAAAGGTGGTATGGAGAATGATTGGTTTCATGTACGATATCTTCATCAAGCCTTTGGTCGATGTATTCACCAAAACACTTGAACCGATTCTGAAGCCAGCGCTTCATGGTCTGAGGAAGGTATTTGACTTCTTCACTGGCGTCTTTGACTGGATCTCTAATATCACTGGCGGTGATTCATCATTTGACCAAATGGTCGACAAGATGTTATCAGACGATAATGTTTTTGAAACCGTCTTGGGAAGTTTTCAACAAGCATTCTTAAACTTCGCAGCCGGTCTACTCGAAAAGATTC